CAACATGATCGGAAACTATTCCGACTTGATCCAACCCGCAATTGCCGGACGTACCATCCGAAGCTTTATCCTCAACCTCCCTCTTCCTTACTTCTTTACTAGAGATTCCGGTGTGGCCCTCCCCACTGCCGCATTGCCTTACAATGAAATGAGAGTCCAATTTTGGTTCCGTGACTGGAAGGATCTCCTCATTGTCGACAACCCTGCTCCTATTGTTGTCCCCGGAGTTGCTCCAGTCTGCCCTTCCAGACCCCCAGTCGCCAGCGAATTGATCGGAGGAATCCCCTCATTGAGCAACGTCTATGTCTGGGCCAACTACGCCATCGTTTCCAACGACGAAAGAAAGCGTATGGGTTGTGCTCCTCGTGATATCCTCATCGAACAAGTACAAACCGCACCTGTACAAACCTTCAACCCCCTCAACAACAGAGGACCCTCATACGACATTCGTTTCGCCCACGCCATCAAGGCTCTCTTCTTCGCCGTCCGAAACACCTCTTGCTCATCGGAATGGTCTGTATACACCAACACCTCACCCAAGGTGGCCACTGAAAGCATCGACTGGAACCCAGCTTATCCTTCCGCCACCGATCCTATCCTCAGTACCACTCTCATCTACGAAAACACCCAACGTCTCAGTCAGATGGGATCCGACTACTTCTCTCAAATCCAACCCTACTTCCAACCCTCCGCGGTCATCCCCGTCGAGACTGGTTACCACATGTACTCCTACTCCTTGGACTTTATCTCCTTGGACCCCATGGGATCAACCAACTACGGCAAGTTGACCAACGTCTCCATCGTCCCCTACGCCTCCGACCAGTGTGTCGCTGCCGCTAATGGAGCCGTCTACACCGGAGGAGGTAACTTCAAAAACACCTACCAATTCATCGTCGTCGCTGTCAACAACAACATCATCAGAATTTCTGGTGGTGCCTTAGGATTTCCAGTGTTGTAAACAACAACAATGCTGGTATTACTGCACGGACTATATTATTATTTACGACCAGAATAATAATATTGTATTTAACGCGTTATTCCTGAAGAATTAGACAAATGAAAAAAAGAAATTTATTGGTCACGACACTGCAGGCGTTGCAGAATCTCTTGGTTTAACGCGATCAATTGGTCCAGCCGGGTCGACAGGTCGCGGAGTTGTTGGTGGATGGACTCGTTCACCCGAGGCCGTTTCTGCTGTCGGTGCCTTCCTTGTACATGTTCGTCCAAAAGTATACGCTCTTCGTAGCTCTCGCCGCAGTGATCACACGCCCACATGGTAAACGAACTCTAAATTGATTTTTTTCTCGTTCAGAGAATCAATTTACACGTCATGTTCATGCCGTTTGATTGGGTCGACTCGTATCGGCTACGTAATGCCACGTATGAAAATACTCCCACGTTTTCCCTATCAGGTTTGCGATGCCGTGGACGCGTGTTACGAGTCTACGACGGGGATACTCTCTGGTTGGCGATCGTCCACCCTGGGAAAACAGTGTACAAGTACCGCGTTCGCATGTACGGGTACGACGCTCCGGAAATGCACCCTCGAACGGACACGGAAAACCGGGACCAAGTCGTGGAGAGTGCGTTACGTGCCAAAGCCTACCTGGAAACCCTCCTATCCCAGCACCCGTTTGTCGAGGTTGAATTTTTCGACTTTGACAAATACGGACGCCCCTTGGTGAAGCTCACACTTCCCGGTCAGCCTCGAACCGTCAACGACTGTATGCTCGCGGAAGGTTTCGTAAACGTGTATTATGGCGGTACCAAAAGCAAACCACCGATGACCAACGCGCTCCCGCTTAACCATTCAAACCCTTCTGAATAAACCTGAATACCCTGAATACATTTTACGATGCGCGTAGCAGCCTTTGATATGGGAACACGCAATTTCGCGTTTTGTGTGGAGGAGTACGAGCCTGTGCACGGCCGTCCAACCAAACCCCAATTTGACGTGGACGGACGTGCTACGGACTCGTACCAGACGTTTTTGGACACCCACGTGTACACGCGTGGACGACTCGTTGAGATGCAATGCATCGATTTGAAGCAGTATTGCGAAACGCAATCCATTTCAAATCTGTACTTGGGACTCTCAGGGGTGTTGAATGCGTACACGCGCTTGTGGGATGCTGTGGACGTGTTTCTGATCGAACAGCAAATGGCGTACGGGCACAACAAGTCCAACATCCAAGCCTTGCGTCTGTCGCAACACACCCTAAGTTATTTTCTGACAATCTATGGACCCTTCCGGTGCGTTCAGGAATTTCCGTCTACCCACAAGACGCGCGTACTGGGTTGTCCCCGTACGGAACGGCGTACACACAAATCGCGTAAAGTATTTTCCGTGCAGTTGGCGTCTCGGATCTTGAATCAGCGAAACGATCCCTTCTCCGCCGCACTGGGCTCGATTTCCAAACAAGATGATGTATCCGATTGCATACTTATGATTCAAGCCCATAAAGCTCTTGGCGGATGACCGGAATCAAGGCTCGGAAATGACTATTGACGAGCATTTCATTCATTCGCATGTACCGGTCCAGACACCGGAGGCATAGCCAGTTGATGCCGGTGATTTCGTCCGTGCTAGTCATCCGTTCGAGGTCATACGTTAGGTTGTTTCCGTCTACAATAAAATATACCCCATCCCCATTATAGATCGTGTAGGACCGCATCAAATCCTTCTCACGCAGTGTGATCCCGGTTTCCTCGGCGGTCTCACGGATGGCGCACTGCTCCACACTCTCGTTCTCTTCCACGTGTCCCTTGGGGAATCCCCAGAAACGTTTATACGATTGGATAACGAGAATTTTTTTATTTCGTCGGTCGAGGATAATCGTTCCAGATCGAGGCGTACGCTTCGTTTTAGACGTCCGTCGGTACCGAACGATGTTGAATTCTTCTTCCGAGTCCTTGTAATACGAAGGTAGAAAATGTAAAGCACAACACCAATTTTCTCGCGGCGAATGCATGATGAATTTTTTTTTATTAGACGTCTAGTTCGAGTTTAAACCGAAACCGCTCAAGCATGGCCAAAGGACCTTGTTCCACACACGGGGTCCGACGGCGCGCGTCAAGGTGCAGCCGGTACGCGTAAAAAACGGCTTGGCAGTACGCGTCCGCGATGTCGTGCTGTCGCGTGTACGATTCCAGCTCAGAATTGAGCCAACCCCGTGTGGTGTGCTCCAATCGGTACCGCAAGACGTGCATACTCTTTTCTTTACGATATTGGTATCGGGTCTCGGGATCCTCGTGATCGAGTCGCCATCCGAAAAAGGCGTGCACGGCGTTGGGGTGTACCAATACAGCTTTGGATCGAAAGTGAAAGAAAAAGAGCTGCTCAATGGCCACTTGTCCTCCTGGGGGTTGTCGCTCAATGAGGACGTATTCCGCAAGTTGGAACAGTTCGTGGTACAAGTGGAACACGTGTGCCAACCAATCGCTTGGGGTACGTGTGTGGGGTAAAGGGCACTCCCGTTTACAAGTCGCGTCCAGGTGCACGAAGCGGGTAATGTCAACCAGCTCAAACCACACAAGATCGTGTAGGCTATAATCGGGATGGGTCTCAATCAGGACGAGTGCCAAATGGTGAATACCTATATCTACAGATACAATGTATCGGTAGATATCGGGTCGAGGGTTCATTCGCTCTTTATGCTCTTTATATCCCGGTGTTTGGGTATTAAACGGTACAAAAAAAAAATATTCGGAAGTAAAATAAACTCGCACTCATGCCGCTTCTCCACGATTTTCTAGAGATTCTCGTTGAACTCAAGGTGTATCATTGGAGCACCTTATCCTATGCGCGTCACAAAGCCTCGGACCAATGCTTTGTGGACCTTCAGGCGCTCATTGACAAGTACATGGAGACTTTATTGGGTATGGTCCCTCGTGCCAAGGTGTTTCGTAAACAGCCTGCTCTCCGTATCGATCTCCAGAAGGCGACCAGCGACGCGCACATGGTGTCCCGGATTCGACAGACGATCCGGGGACTGGAGAAACAAAAGCTTCCTTCGGACCTAGCCAACTTACGGGACGAGATGCTTACCGTATTACACACCTGCTTGTACCTCTTTTCGTTGAAATAACAGGCCTACCGAACAGGCCTACCGAACAGGCCTACCGAACAGGCCTACCGAACAGGCCTACCGAAT